CCACTAGCTATTACTTTTGATAAACTTTCAGAGGATGGCTCAATGCAGTCAGACTCAATAAATGTTTCAATAGATAATGTAAGTGGGGCTTTAACTTCTGAAGCTTTTGCAAGCGAGTGGAGAAACAACAGATGCAAAATAACAAGAGTTGTATATACACCTCCTAGTGATACAATAGATGCTGAAGCTTACGAGTATGGCTATGGTGACAATTTAGACACTTACCCTAAGCTAGATATATCTTCAATCAGTAAAGACAGTTATACGCTATTTGAGGGGATTATTGATACTTTTAATGCTACAGAGCAGTCGTTAAGTGCCACACTAACTTCACTATTTACAAATTGGAGCAAGCCATATCCAAGCAGAACTTATAATCAGAATGAGTTTACTTCAGTAGTAGATGCTATTACAGAAACAGTTTATTGGGGTAGATTAAAAGATGTCTAAGCATAATTGCTTTAGTTACTCTTACGAGCGATTAAAGTCTGTTTATGGAGATAGAATACCTAGTGAATGGAGATGTTATAGCGAGGCTGATTTTCAGCACTTCAGCATAAACGCAAGTAAGTATTTAGCCCGAAAAATACACTACAGCTATTTTGAGAGCTTTTGTGATGCTGTGCCTTTTGCACGGGAAAACGATATAATATTAACTAAAGATAGTATAGGAATTGCTATTAATCAATACAAGTATATGACACTAAAACTAAGAAGTGGAAAGCCTTGCTTAGTTGATATAGAAAAAAAGGATAAAATAATGAGAGTACGAGATGAGTAAAGCAGTAAAAGCAGTTGCAGGAATAGCACTTGTTGTAGCTAGTGGTGGATTAGCAGGTGCAGGAATATTTGGGACTACATTCGGGCTAGGTCTAACAGGAACTGCTCTAACTTTGGCGACAGGTGCTTTTACATTAATCGGGGCTTCACTTGCAGGTTCGGCACTAGCCCCTGAAGTGCCTGATATGGATGGGACAGATGCTTATGCAGGTCAAAAATTACAAACTAAAAAGGACAATGTGTCGGCAGTACCTATTATATTTGGTGAAAATAGAGTAGGTTCTAATATTATATTCCAAACTGCTAATAATTACGGGGGAAGCTCAAATAATAAGCACTATTGGGCAATTCAAGTATTGTCAGAGGGAGAGCTAGAAAACTTTATTACTTTATATGCAGGGGAAGATGAAATGTCCTACAAGGGAAATTTTGCTTTTACTACTACTTATGCCCATTGCAGGGTATACCCTACTTCAGGCGACTCAGGAACGGCATTAACAGCTACAGAATTTGCCAAGAATGAAGCAGGCGACATTATTAATGGACAAAATGCAGATTTAGCAAATGATAATTTTATTATTCCACCAAATGTGGCTTTTATTGCCGTACACCAAGAATATGATGCTACAGATAATAAGCATACACAACTAGACGCAATAACAGCAACAGTAAAAGGTCAAAAAATAAACGACATTAAAGATGATGTTGTAAATAATAATATTTACTACTTTCCTAGTGGTACTTATTCCTCTAGTAGCTCTAGCGAGTCTAATTTATTTGATGGCAATATCTCAACTACAGGATACAGAGTTGCAGGAGATAATCTATCATTAGATATGGACAACAGAATTCAATTCAATTCTACATCTCCTAGCAATCAGACTTTAATAATAAGTGCTGAGATTTATATTAAGACAGATATTGGGTTGGAAATATTTGCCAAGGATGCCGATGGAACATCTTTTGGCGACCCTGTAGTTGTGTCAGCAGGATATGAGGGCTGGATAACTTTAGACAATAGTGATGCCCTAGATTGGTATTCAGAGGAAGAGCTGTCGGACTATTGGGATATTATATTTACGGGGAGTGGAACAGGGTCAGACCTAGAGGTTGAAATTAGAGAAATTAGGAATGTTGAATGGCTAGAAAGAGATTATTCGTATAATCCTGCAAGTCAAGTATTGAATCTACTAACTAAAGGGTTAAATATACCACCAATATCTATTGATTATCCTAGCTTTATAAATGCTTCGCAAAAGTGTAGCTCTTACGGATATTCATCTAATATTGTATTTAATAGCCAAAGAAATATACAGTCGTGTATTGTAGATATTTTAGCTACTTGTAGAGGGCAAATAGTATTAAGCCAAGGAAAGTGGAAGCTAAAAATAGATGAAAAGGGGTCTTCAGTAGCGAAAGCATTAACAGTAGGAGATATTCTAAATGGATCACTTAATGTGTCTATGAAAGGATTTCAAGAGATAGCAAACAAAATAGAGCTAAAATATATTGAGCCTAATGATAATTGGTTAAGTGCTAAAGCGAGTAAAGAAGATAGCGACTTGATTGCGATGGATGGACAATCTAACGTGAAAACTTTAGACATTAAAGGGGTTACTAATTCTCTACAAGCGAATAAACTAGCCGAGATAACATTAAATTCTATGAGATATACTGAAGATACTGAGGGCAACAGAATTAAACAAGCACCACTAGCTATAAGCTTTGCAACTACTGTTAAGAATGCTGAGTTAGAAGTCGGAGATGTAATATCTTTAGACCACAACCTACTAGATAGGACTAGAAAGTTTATCTTACTATCAGTAGAAACAGGACAGGGTGGAGATATTCAAATATCAGCTAGGGAGTATTGCGAAACACACTATAAAAATAGTGCAGGGGTCTATCTAATTTAGATATAATATATACAGCTAGAGAGAAACTACAACAAAACTTTCATTTTCTCCTTACACACAAAAGATTTTTAACATATTCTCTAGCTACCATAACAAGGGGTTTCTTCTCCTCCCTTGTTTCATTTAGTAACACTACAAACACTCCTTATTTTATCTGATAATCAAATTAAGAAGACTTTAAGTCAAGTAATACGATAATACTTTTACAACAAAAGGAGAACAAGATGGAAGCAATAATCAGAGCGATTGAATACCTAGATAACAAACTTTACGAATTTAGTGATTGGATACTGTAATGGACAGAGTAGAACAAGACCTAAATAATTATATGAAAAGAAATGAAGAGATAGAGAGAAGTTTTGAAACTTTAATTGAAAGTCACGAATTGTCTTTTAATGCTATAACTGAAGAGATAAACTACCTGATGGATTTAGCAAAAGACTATGATGGTTTTGATTTTACTGAAGAACTATCAGAATACATAAAAGGAGAGATATTATGCTAATCATTACAAATAAGAAAACAGGATTAGCTAAAACAGTCAGCACAGCAGGTTGGTCAATTCAAGACTACAATAAGACTTACGATAAATATTCTAAGTCAGGGTACTCTATTCAAATATCACAGTCTTTTGATGGGCTAGGTTCTTTAGAGGGACTATCTTTTGAAGAGCAAATAGTAGAAATAGAAAAATACAAAGAGGAGATGATTTAATGGCAAATACAATATATAAAAAAATAGGACTATTAAGAAATAAGATAGATGGGATTAAAAAAGACAGTAAAAATCCTTTTTTTAAATCAAACTATGCGGATATAAATAGCATTGAGAAGTTAGTAGAACCAATAGAATTTGAAGTTGGACTAACTCACACTATAAGCTCTATGGTTACAGAAAGCGGTAGTCAATGGCTTACACTTACTGTTGCAGATGTAGACACAGGAGAAACATTAACATCTACATTGCAAGTAATATTAACAAAGAATGATATGCAACAACTTATAGCTGGCCACACTTACGGGAGAAGAGGGCTATTGGTTAGCTTTTATAGTTTAGAGGCTTTAGATGATGATGGTGAGTCAGTAATGAATAGACCACGATCTCAGCAACAACCATACCAAAACAATGGAGGTTTACCGTTCTAATGTTAGTAGAAATGAAAACAGCATTACAGACAGCAGGAGATATTGAGTCGGTATTAGATTGGAAAGTATCAGAGATACAAGGAAAGAATTTACCAATGAGTTGTTTATCTGATTATATCATTATGGGCTTAACAGGTTTTGATGATGATATTGAAAAGCTAGATAATTATATTGAGCAATTAAAACAAGCAAAGGAGGAATTGAAAGATAAAAAAGATAAAGCAAGCATTGAGTGTAGCAAATACCTATCTAAAAATGGTATAGATAAGCTAGAAGCAACTTTAAATGGTTTTAGCAGTATTACTACGACTAAACCAAAAGAGGGCTATATGAAGCAGACTAGAAGCTTTGAATGTAGTTTAACACCAGCAGAACAAAAAGACCTATTAGTTAATGATGGATATGCTGAGTGGCAAACTCACGATATTAAAGTAGAAGACACAGCTTCAAAGATTAAAGTAAACAAAAGGAGAGTATAATGACACACTCCCAATTAAAAGAATTATTTATAATAAAGGCAAGATAATGGAAAATAAACAATACGATAAAACAAACACAATAGCAATATTTAGAAATGACAAAGGTGACAATCAAAAAAGACCTGACTACACGGGAACAGTAAATGTAAACGGAAAAGAATATAAAGTATCAATGTGGCTAAAAACTTCACAAAAAGGGACTCAATTCTTGGCAGGACAGATACAAGAGCCATATAATGCGAACCAGCAACAACAACAACAAGCACCTCAACAGCAACAGTCTGGGCAGGAAGAGATACCATTTTAATAGATGGATAAGATGAAAGAAATTGAAAACGCAAAGCTACTCCAAGAGGAGTGGCTGAAGAAGAACAAAGTTAAACAGTACAAGCAAGAAGACGTAGCTGTTAAGCCTTATTCAGGAGAGCTAGAGCCAATACCTGTTCAGCTTAAAAAGAAAGCATATGGTGGCTATGATGGTGTTGAGATAATACAAGATATAGGAATAAAAGATTATGGTTGATTTAAACTAGAACTTTAAAATGACAAAAACGCAGTAGTTTACTATAAGGTAAATGAGCTTAATTAGAAAGGAACGGCCTTTACTTATTTATTTATTAAACAATATACAGGAATGAGTCAGCCAAAAGTTCTAATTTAAGTCAATCAAAGGATAAGAAAGTGTACGAGAAGAAAATATATAAAGATAGAGAATGTAAGGGGTGTGGAGAAACTTTTAAGCCTAGAGCTAAAAATCACTACACTTGTACTGCAAAATGCTATTCAAAGCATTGGAAAAATGATAAATCTGATAAACAAAGAGCTAAAGTTGCTCAACTAAGAGCAATAGCTAAAGGACAAAGAAGACGAATTATTATCGAGGGTGGAACTGACAAAAGATTATGGTGTAAAGAAATAGCACCTAGGCTTGAAATGGTTAATCTTAGAGCTAAATATGAAAAGCTTAATATGAGCTATGGGCTAGCACTTAAAGATACAGAGGTTACAAGTGTTGCAGGTATTCGCTTTACTAAGCCTATATGGACTGCATATACAACTTTAAATGAAATGATAATTGTAACCAATGATTATCAAGGGTATTGGTACGAGAATGGACACCATCCTACTAAGCTAGCTTACGGGAAGATGAGAAGATTAATTTATAATGAAGCTAGAAAGCAAGGAATAACTTTAACAGAAACTAATACAAGTTTAAGCTAGGTAGATATATAATACTTTTGCACTTTTGTAGTGCGAATTGTATTTTTAAAGTAATGTTTACAGTCCGTTTTTCTACCTTTCTGGGCTGTAGATATTTTAGATAATTTTAGTGAGCGTCCTAGTTCGGTAATGTCTGACCTCTTGGTTGGGCGTTCACTAAGGTTATTTATTTAATGTGAAATCGAATTAGGACGCCTTTTCATATAAACCTAAAATTTAATGTTCCGAAAGAAAATATGAGCATAGTTAGAAACTCAATAAAAGAAAGTTTTACTCAAATCCCGAACCATATTGTAACAGCGAATGTGTCTAATGGAGCTTTTAGAGTGTTAGTTTATCTTTATACTAAGCCGAGTAGTTGGTATGTAAGAAACAAAGACATTATGGAAAGACTAAACATTGGGAATAAAAACACTTTAGCTAAATATTGGCACGAGCTATTAGACAATGGATTAATAGAAAGAACGAGAACTAATGGGAATAGTTATGAGTATGTATTAAAAACAGTAGGTACAATAAGTGGTACTACAGTAGGTACAATTAATGTACCCACAGTAGGTACAATAAGTGGTACACATAGTAATACTAAGAATAATACTAAAAATAACACTAAAGCAAACCCGTACATCAACTTTATAAAAGAACTAAAAAGTAGAGTTGATATACCTAGCAAAGTAACAACTACTAAAGATGGAAAAGAATTATTTAAAAACATAGAAGACATTGAAACACTAATGAGTAAATATGTAGCACACCAAAAAGAAAAGAAAGAATTTGCAGTTAGAATTACTCCCTTTATGGAAGATTATAAGATAATGCCTATAGAAAAGAATGGAGGTTGGAAATAATGAACTTAAACAACCATGATAGAAGTATAGAGTCTACAGTAATAGCATCATTACTCTTAAATGAGTCATACTTGTACGAGGAAGCATTTATAATAGATGAAGTGTACTTTGTATTGCCTTTTCATAAAATGCTTGTAAAGAGGATTAGAGAGGGTATCGAAAAGGGAGAGTCTTTATCACTATTAAACATAAAGTTAGATGCTTATATTAGAGATGTTAAATTTGAATATGAGAAAGAATGGATTAACATAATTGCAAGTATGCCTTTATCAATGAAAATAGCACACCAATATTATGAAGACATAAAAGTAAAACACAAAATAAGGAAGATTAGATAATGACTAAAGAGGAATTAATACAAGCCTTTGAAGATAAAATCAAAGAGTACCAACAAGACATTGTAGAGCTGTCAGAAGATAAAAAACTAGAAACCTTAGCAGATGTAAGGGCTAGAGTTAAATCGAAGCCACAAGCAATTAAATACAAGACAGGACATAGAGTTATTGATTATAAAATGGGTGGATTTAGTGAGGGTTCTTTTATAAATGTTGC